AGGTCATCCAAAGGCACGAAAATTTTCTAGGCACAAGTTAACCAAGTAGTTAACCGTCAACTAATATTAAGGCGTATGGTTAACTTTTTATATGGAATTGGTCACGGCGGCACAATTTAGTAGAGATATAAAAGTTACAAAAGCAGCGGTGAGCAAGGCTTTGAAGAGTGGGCGTTTAGATGAGGCAAAAGTTAACCGTGATGGAAAAGTTTTTCTAGTGAAGGATAAAGCGTTCAGTATTTGGGAGCAAACCTCTGACCCGTCACATCCAAGAGCAAGGAAAAAAGATGTAGTAAAAGATATTGGTAGTTCAGGTGAGGATGTACCAAGCTTTAACGAGTCGAGGGCAAAGCGTGAGGCAATGATGGCAAGACTGGCAGAAATAGATGTTGAGGAACGAGAAAAATTATTGGTTCCTAGTGAAGAGGTAAAGAATGCGTGGATTCAATTAGTGACAATTGCGAAGACAAAGGTGCTAGGGATACCAACAAAAGCGAAACAAAGGATTCCTGATTTAGATAAAGGGGCTATGTCTTTGCTAGATGAGATTGTGAGAGAAACGCTTGAAGATTTAGCAGTTGAAAATGTAGAGGCGGCATGAATAGCGCTACCGACATTTTAAAAGATGCATTATTAGCGTTTAAACCGCCGGAGAAATTAACGCTTAGTCAATTTGCTGATAAGCATTGTTATTTGTCTTTAGAAAGTTCTAGTGAGGGTGGAAGGTGGAAGACGCTTGCATATCAAAAAGGAATTATGGACGCCGTAACTGATCCAAATATCGAACAAATTAGTGTAATGAAATCGGCAAGGGTTGGATATACAAAGATTTTGAATCACGTTATTGCTTACTACGTGGCAAATGACAGTTGCCCAATAATGCTCGTTCAACCGAGCCTAGAAGATTGCCAAGGTTATTCAAAAGAAGAATTAGCGCCGATGATTAGAGATACGCCTTGTTTAAGGGGGTTGATTAAGGAAGCAAAGGCAAAAGATGGAACAAATACATTAATGAGCAAACAGTTCCCCGGAGGCTCGATTGGTTTGGTCGGATCGAACTCACCAAGAGGATTTCGTAGGGTTTCTAGGCGTGTTGTCCTATTCGATGAAGTAGACGGCTATGCAGCTTCAGCCGGTTCAGAAGGTGATCAAATCAAATTAGGAATTAAGAGGACAGATTTTTATTGGAATAGAAAAATTATTGCTGGAAGTACGCCAACAGATAAAGACTTTTCACGTATAGAAAAATTATTTGAGAAAAGTGATCAAAGAAGGTATTTCGTTCCTTGTCCTGATTGTGGACATATGCAATATTTAAAATTTGACAATTTCCGTTGGACTGATAATGATCCTTCAACAACTAAATATGCTTGTGAATCTTGTGGGGTGTTAATTCCTCACGAAAAGAAAAGGTGGATGGTTGAACGGGGTGAATGGAGGAAGACAGCCGAAGGTAATGGTAAGCATGCAGGCTTTCATATTTGGGCGGCTTATAGCTACTCGCCTAATGCTTCTTGGCCTCAATTAATAGAAGAATGGCTTTCATGTCAGGGTGATATTGAACAGATAAAAACTTTTAGAAATACGATTGAGGGTGAATTATGGACAGACGAATTTGAAAGAAAAGTTGGTGCTAGTCAATTAATGGAAAGGGCAGCAAAAGAAACATATAAACGCGGCGTTCCTCCTAGAGAAGTTTTGTGCTTAGTTGCTGGAATTGATACGCAAGATGACCGTTTATCAATGTCGATTTGGGGAGCTGGTGCTCCTGTTGAGTCTGTTAGTTATGATCGACCCGAACAGCTTTATTTAATTGACCGTATTGTTTTATATGGAAATATTGGCCGTCAAGACGTATGGAATCAATTGGATGATGTATTGACAACGCCTTATAAAAATGAAGACGGGGTTGAATTAAAGATCCAAGCGGCGGCGATCGATTCTGGAGGCCACTACACAGAGGAAGTCTACCGCTGGGCAAAAGATCGGGTTGCAATGGGTGTGATGCCAATTAAAGGTGTTGACCGATTAAAAGGTGACATTATGCTAGGTAAACCGAATAAAGTTGAATATGGTTCAAAAGGAAAGGTGTTAAAAAATAGCGTTAAGTTATTCAGTATTGGTGTTAATAAGGTAAAATCATATTTATATAGAAGATTAAGAGATGCCGAGCCGGGAGATGGCTACTTGCATTTCTACCCGACAATTACTGAAGAATACTTTGAAGAATTGACAGCAGAGAAAGAAGTTAGGAAATATAAGAGGGGGAGAATTTATGAAAGAGTTTGGCAATTAAAAAGCGGCGCACGCAATGAGGCATTCGATGAGCTCGTTTATGCCTATTCTTGCGTTTTAAGGCTCTATCAAACCCATAATAGGCGTTCAATGTGGGATAAATTCGCTAAAAAACTCTTAAATCCAACTAATTCAAGTGGCAAAAACAAGCTAAACTTACGGAATAGCACTACGCATAAGCAGGGGTATGTCAACCAATGGTGATTTCAAATGATTCCTAGTCTTTTTAGAGCTGGCGATACTATCCGCTGGCGTATTCCTGCGGGCGTTAATTGGCTTAATGAAAGCGTTACTAATGCCGATTACACGTGTACGGCGTATTTAAGGTTTAACGCTTCTGGGGAAGCGAAAGCAATTGTTGGAACGGATTTTACCGATGGTTGGGAATTTGTTATTCCGCAGGCTTCTAGTTCAACAATGGATGCCGGAACGTGGTTTTATCAGATCCGCGCCGTTAAATCAGGTGATGAGGTAACTCTTTACGAGGGACAAGTAGAAGTAAAAGCGCAGTTAACTTATACAGGCACACCCGGCGCATTTGATGGAAGGTCAACTGCTCAAGTTGATTTAGATAACGTAACAGCCGCTATTCGTTCAATAATTAGTGATAAAGCAAAAGAATATTCAATCGGCGGACGTACCTTTAAACGTTTAGATCTACCAGAATTAAGAGCTAGGGAAAGTCAACTAAAAGCCGAAGTCGTCAGAGAACGCAAAGCCAACATGATCGCTAATGGTCTTGGTAATCCTCATTCACTATTTGTTCGTTTTTAAAAAATCATGGGAATTGTAAATGCTTGGAAAGGATTGTTCACCTCAGAACCACCAAACCCAACAGTATTGCCTAGAAGACGGCGCGGGTACGATGCTGCTACTTCTTCTCGTCTTACTTCTAATTGGTCTGTCAGTAATTCTTCGGCTGACGCTGCTTTAAAAGGTGCCATTGCTCCACTTAGATATAAGTCGAGGGACTTAGTAAGAAATAGTCCGTTTGCTCGTCAGGCGGTAAGAGCGATAGAAAGCAACACAATTGGAGCGCACGGAATAAAACTCCAAGCGCAAGTGAGACAACAACGGGGTAAACGCCTCGACACAAAAATTAATAATCAAATTGAACAGGCTTGGAGCAACTGGAAACGGTACGATTCTTGCCATACCGCCGGAAGATTATGTTTTACCGATATTGAAAAAGTAATAGTTCGTTCGTTGGTTACTGATGGTGAAATATTTGTTCGATTTGTGAGGAAACCTTTCGGACGTTCAAAGATTCCTTTTGGGTTAGACCTGATAGAAGCAGATCAATTAGACAGTGAATTTACGGGCCGTAGTTCTAAGAAGAAAAATACTTGGCGAATGGGAATTGAACAGGACAGTTTCGGCAGAGCCCAACAATACGCCTTCTTAAAGAAACACCCCGGAGATACCCCCTTTGGCACTCCTGTAGGACAACGGGAACACATGCTCGTACCAGCTAGCGAAATTTGCCATATTTTTGTCAGTAATAGGCCCAGTCAGTCAAGAGGCGAACCGTGGTTAAGTTCTTCTATCTTGTCTTTGCATCATTTAGCAGGTTTTCAAGAGGCTTCAGTTATTAGGGCAAGGGCGGCAAGTTCGTTGATGGGATTTATTACCAGCCCCGAAGGTGAACTAGATCAAGGCGGCGAAGTTTACGACAACGAAAGAGTTTCACAATTTGAACCCGGTAAGTTTAGTTACCTTCAAGCCGGCGAATCCGTGACGGTTCCAGACTTTGATTCACCTAATAGCGAGTTCCCTGAATTTATGTCTGCAATGCTTAGAAGTGTTGCGTCAGGGTGTGGTATTTCCTACGAGTCAGTAAGTAAAGATTTCAGCAAAACTAATTATTCTTCTTCCCGTTTATCTCTTTTAGAAGATCGCAACCATTACCGTTCCTTACAAACTTATCTAATAGAAAATTTCCATAGCCGGGTATTTGACGCATGGTTAGAAATGGCAACCTTAAGCGGGGCTTTGGTTTTACCCTCATACGACACAGAACCGGAGAGATATAGAAAGGTGCGTTGGATTCCTCGCGGTTGGGATTGGATCGACCCACAAAAAGAAATTGTTGCAGCAAAAGAAGCAATCAAAGCCGGTCTAAAAACACAAGCGCAAATTGTCAGTGAAAACGGTGGAGATTTAGAGGAACTACTTCCAGCAAGACAGGCCGAGGTAGAAGCGGCTCAACAATTAGGGCTAGTATTTGACACTGATATGTCTACGTATCAAAAAGACAGTAAGATAAGCGGAAATAGTAACAATCAATCCGATGACAAAGAAGAAACGTGATTTAGAGGCGCAGATTCAACACCGATCCGAACCCGTTGATTTTCAAATTGATAAAGATAAAAGGACTCTTACTTTTCCCTATGGATCAGAAGAGCCAGTAAATAGGGGTTATCTAGGATATGAAGTGTTGGACTTTACAGAAGAATCTGTTGATCAAAGTAGGCTAAGGGCGTCGGCTCCTTTGTTATACAATCACAATTCTGAAGATATTTTAGGAGTAGTAGAAAAGTCGTGGATAAAAGATAAGAGAGGTTATGTCACAGTTCGATTAGGTAAACATGAACGCGGAGAAGAAATATTAAACCTAATTAATGATGGGATATTAAAAAACGTAAGCGTGGGATATAGCGTGACTAAGACACAAGAAGAAGAAAGAAAAGATGAACCTGACAAGAACTACTATCGAGTAGTTGGTTTCCAGCCAGCGGAAGTAAGTATCGTAACTGTACCCGCAGATTATTTAGGCTCAGGAATTGGAAGGTCAAAAGAAGAGAAAGTCGAAACTAATATGCCTGCGAAGCAAGAATCAAGTAATATGCAAGAACAGCGTGAAAGCGCCGTTGCGTCTTCTGGCGCGCCACAAACTAGTAAACCTGAATCTAAAACTCAGATGACAAGCACACCCGATTTAAGCGTGGTGCGTGAGGAAGCCTCTAAAAAGGCGGCTTCTGAAGAGCGCAACCGTATTAGAGAAATTACCGCTTTATGCAGAAAGCATGAGCTAGGTGAAGAGGCAACAGAAAAATTCTGTGATGATCCTAAAGTTGACGGCAATTATGTTCGTAAGGTCGTTTGCGACAAATTGGCTAATAAGTCTGTTGAAACTGTTTCCCCTGTGGAAATGGACGCTAAGACAGAAGAGCGCTATAGCATTGCCGCTGGTATTAAGGCAGTTCTTACAGGTGATTGGTCATCTAGGGAAGCTGGTTTAGTTCGTGAGCTTTCACAAGAAGTTGAGCGTTCAGGTGTAAAGAGATCTGCTGATCGTAGTTTCTTGATCCCTTATTCTGCTTTAACAAAAAGGGCTACTTATGTAACCAGTTCGGCAGCTACAGGAGGAAATGTAGTGGCCACTCAGCTTATGGCCGATGATTTTATAGAAGCGCTCCGGGCAAATACGATCACAGGCGGCTTAGGTATTCGTACACTTTCTGGCCTTGTTGGTGATGTCGCGATTCCTTCCAGATCTTCAACGGCTACTGGGTATTGGTTAAGTTCCGAAACAACTGCAATAACTCAGTCTGAGAGCCAATTTGGACAAGTAACTTTGGCGCCCAAAAATTATGCGGCACTTTCAAAGTTCTCTAGACAAACACTTCTACAAGCAACACCCGGAATCGAAGAGCTTGTACGTCGTGACCTAACCGATACTATTAACGTTGGAATTGATGCCGCTGTTATTGCTGGTTCTGGTTCATCTGGACAGCCGACTGGTATCACGGGAACTTCAGGTATTGGTTCTGTTGCTATCGGTACAAACGGCGGAGCGATCACACTTGAAACCCTCATCAACCTAGAAGAGGAAGTTTTAGTTGATAACGCTGGCGGTGCTTCTATGGCATACGCAACCAACCCTAAAGTGCTTTCTGAATTGAAGAAACTAAGAGCTGGTGGTTCTGCTGCTGGTGATGGTGCTTTCCTTTGGAATGTTGACCCAAGCGGCATAGGTCGTTCAGGAACACCCGGAGTAATCAACGGCTATCCAATAGGAGTTTCAACAAACGTACCAAGCAACCTAACTAAAGGTTCAAGCTCAGGTGTTTGTTCTGCTGTTATTCTTGGCGACTGGTCACAAGTTGCTCTAGGTGTATGGGGTAACGGTTTAGAAATCGAGATAGGCACTGATAGCGATGATTTCAGTAAAGCATTGACTTCAGTTCGTGCGATCACAACGATTGACGTTGCTGTTAGACAAGCTTCTGCATTTGCAGCTTGCTTAGACGTAACCACTTAATAAATCGCGGGGGCTTTATTGCCCCCCTTTTTTTCTTATGGAAGTATTAATTACACGATCAACCGCAGTCGGCGGCGTTCACCTAGAAGCGGGTGAAACTCACGACTTAAGCGATAAGGACGCAGTA